ACATTAATGGCTAACTCGATAAGTTACGGATTCATTGGGGGTAAAATGGGAGGTAAGAACCACGCTACTATATTACATGGGGTAAGGGTATGTCGGGACTTAATGGACACAGACAAGGTATTTAAAGCAACGGTTGAACAGATTTTAAGCACAGTTAATAATGAGGTAAATAAGGTATAATTTTTATTTTAACAAATAAAGTGTTACATTTGTACTAAACTTGTAATAATTTTGTATGGCTTTTAAAAAAGGGCAAAAAAAGATTGAGGGTTCAGGAATGCAGAAAGGACAAACTATTGCCAGAACTCAAGCGTGGGATACTTTAGGTGATTTTTTAACCGAAGAAGGTGCTGAAAAAGCCCGTGATATAATCAGGAACGCACCGCCGGATAAGTTTATGATGTATTATACATTGTTTATTGAGTACTTTAGACCAAAAAGAAGCAGAGAAGATTCAAGCGGAAATTCTGAGGCCGGTATTACTATTAATGTGATAACACCTAATGAAGATTAATGTTAATTGGTGTAAGTGGGATAAGCTAGTTAATAAGACATTCCTACCATTAATAGACAATCAAGACAGATACCTTATTTTATACGGGGGTCGTGGTAGTTCTAAATCTAACGCAATAGCTAAAAAACTTATATTCAGATGTTTGACAGAACCTTACTTTCGCTATATTCTTATAAGGAATCAATACAACACAATCAAAGATTCGAGTTACCAGACCCTGAAAGATATTATTATAGAGTTGGGTTTGAGCCAATTATTTGTTTTCAAACTACAACCTTTAGAGATTCATTGTTTAAATGGGAATATGTTTCTTGCTCGTGGATGTGATGATACAACTACTTTAAAATCGGTAAAAGACCCAACTGGATGTTGGTTTGAAGAAGATATCCCTTCAGAATCTGACTTTATCACAATTACAAGTTCAATACGTACCCAAAGGGCTAACTATTTACAAGAGGTGTTTACAATTAACCCAGAGGTTGAGGGTAATTACCAAGACCATTGGTTCTGGAAGGCTTTTTTTAAAGACAAACCCGTTAATCAAGGATTTAGTGATGTTAGACAGTTTGAAGTAAACAAAGATACTAAGGTAGATTTAACTTATACAGTACACCACAGCACCCACCTAGATAATAAATGGCTTCCAGACGAATTTAGAGCCATGCTAATGGACTTAAAGCGCACTAATCCGTATTACTACACGGTTTACTGTTTGGGGGATTGGGGGAATAAACAATTAGGTGGATTATTCTATAAGAAATTCGACATAGGCAAGAATACTAAGGTTAATGAATATAGGCCAGACTTACCGTTACACATTAGCTTTGACTTTAACGTTAATCCATATATGAGTTGCACCATCTGGCAACTTCAAGGTAATACTGCCTATAATATAGGTGAAATAGCTTTAGAAAGTCCTAACAATGATACAAGGTCAGTTTGTACTGAAATTAAATACAGATACAGAAACCATAAAACAGGAATGTTTGTATATGGTGACCCGTCAGGAAGACAAGAGGACACACGTTCAGAACAAGGATTTAATGATTACACTATAATTGAGAATGAACTAATGCAGTTCAGACCAGAGCTAAGAATAGCTAATTCACACCCTCCCGTTCATATGAGGGGGCAGTTTATCAACTCAATATTTGATTATAATTTTAACGGTTTACATATCTACATTAATGAAAAAAGCGTATATTTGAAAAATGATCTACTGTTCGGTAAAGAGGCAGCGGATGGAACTAAGCACAAAGAAAAAGTAAAGGGTAGTAATGGCACGAGTTATGAGAAATATCATCACCACTCGGATGCAATGGATTACTTTATCTGTGAGGCTTGGAATGAGCATTTTGAAACATACCAAAACGGTGACATGAGTAATTATAAACGATTAACCGGACATTCAGTAAGAAACGATAAATTAAGATTATGACACCAAAAGAAGAACAAGAATACGACAGAAACCTATTAGCCAAAGAGGTTAAGAAGTTTAAAAAGAAACTAGATTCACTACCTTTAAAATCGGTACTAGTTACTGACATTCATTTAAAGATAGAAGAAAAAAAGAGGGTAATTGAGTTAACAGACAGTAAAGAACTTATTGTAGATAAGCGTTCGTTTGCTGATAAGATTATGTCTATTTAGTTGTAACAATTTACATTCAACTACCCACAATTAGGTAATTTTGCATAATGGCCAGATTACTTACAGACAATGATTATTTAAAAGTAACCCTATCACAGGAAGTACGAGATATAATCAATAATAATTATAATCAATGGTTAGATGCTGAACAAGCCGCTCAAGTTGAAATGGCATCTTACCTTAATCAAAGGTATATTACAAGCCAAATATTTACCGATACAACTATTTATAGCTCAATAAACACTTATTCTGCTAAGTCATTAGTCGTTTATTCAGAAGATGATTATAACGATTTAACCAGCTATGTAGTTGGTGATCGTGTGGTTTGGGATGGTTATATTTATGAATGTTACCAAGCGGCTCAAGGAATTAGCCCAGAGAATACTGATTATTGGGTAAAACGTGTTCAAGACGGTACTTTGTATCATGGGACGCTGCCAAGTGAAGAATGGGATAAGGATGAATCTTATGTAGCTGGTGATATTGTATGGTATAACAACAAGCAATATACTGCAACCGTATCGAATAAGAACATAGAGCCATCAGCAACAACAAGTACAGGTATTTGGGGTTCTGGCACTACTTATACAATAGCCGCTAACAATACCCCAGATATTGAATATCACGACGAAATAACATATAATCAATGGAATATTGTTACTTACATGGGCAGTAAGTACACTTATAAAAGCATTGCTCCAACGTCTGGTCATTTACCAACAGATACAAATTATTGGGATTTAGAAACAACTGATTACGAATGGACTTTAGGCGACAATAGGAATGCTTTGTTAGTACGGTTTTTATTAGATATTACGGCTTATCATTTTATGAGGTCAGTACCGGCAAGGGCAATACCTGACCATATTAAACAGGCTTATAATGGCGATAGTGCCGATGATAGAGGTGGTGCTTTGGGGTGGTTGAAAAACGTAGCTAAAGGATTTGTTAGTGCGGATTTACCTGAGATATACTCAACACCCCTCTATTCAATTATGCATGGGCAAAGCCGTGATAAACAAGATAATTTACTTTGGTAATGAAGATTTTTGGATTTGAAATAAATAAAGTACAGGAAGTTAAGAACGAGGTTGCGGCACAGCCTAAACCGATGTCTGACTTTATTACTTATAAACAACATATTTACAGGGTTTCAAGCGATATGGCAGAGTATAAGTACGGTGTTTTATCGGCTGAGAACTATATCTATCCAAATCGTTACCAATTATATCAAGTGTATGTTAATACGGTGTTAGACGCTCATTTAACGGCTGCATGGGAGCAAAGAAAAAACCTTACATTAAGAAAAGAATTTACTATTAAAAATGAAGCTGGGGATATTGACGAAGCCAAATCTGAACTATTAGAGAAGAAATGGTTTAGGGATTTTATCAGTTATTCGCTTGATTCTAAACTGTGGGGTCACTCACTTATTCAGTTAGGTGATTATGATAAGGCTAAAAAAGAATTTTTAAGCTGTCAATTAGTACCAAGACAATACGTTAATCCTCCGAAGCATTGCGTTATTGCAAATTATACAGACCAAACCGGATTAGATTATACAAGCCCAGAATATAAAGATTGGGTTGTTTCTGTTGGTGAGGATTGGGATTTAGGACTATTAATGAAAGCCACTCCGTATATTATTTGGAAAAAGAACGCATTAGGGGCTTGGGCAGAGTATCAAGAGGGGTTTGGTGTACCGTTAAGAATTGGTAAAACAAACTCAACGGATGCGAATACTCAAAACAATATGCAATCTTTCTTATCTAATTTTGGCGTTAGTAAGTGGGGGTTGTTTAAAAAGGATGACCAAATAGAGATAATTGATTCTACTAATTCAGATGCTTCTAAGGTGTTTGACGATATGATTAATAAGGTTAACAATGAGATTTCAAAGTTAATTTTAGGTCAGACATCGACGATGGATGAAAAAGCCTACTCAGGTAGTGCAGAAGTACACGAAAGGGTGTTAGATACATACGAGGATGCTGATGAGCATTTTATTATGTCTGAATTGAACTACAAATTAAAACCTTTGTTAGTTTCAAGGGGTTTAATGAGTGATACCGACCATTTTGGATATGAAGAAGATGAGGGATTAGAACCTATTGACAAGATTAAAATTGATGCTGAGTTAATGAAGTACTTTAACCTAACACCTGAGTATATTAAAGAAACTTATGGTACAGATGTTGAAGTAAAGGAAGTAACCCAGATGAAAGATTATAAAAATAAGTTAGATGAATTATATAGTTAATGTGTATTTCATGCTTAACAAACAAAGGGGGTAACCCTGTACAGATTTTTGGTGAATCGGACTATGAACGTGTAATAAACGGGATTTTGTACGGTAGCATCACAACAAGTTCTTTAGATTATGAAACATACAGTAAAATAGCTGATGCTTTAACGGATGCTCTGTTTGCTGGGTTTGGAAGTACATTAGATGAGTTACAATACGGCTCTACTAAATACACTTTACTAGATGATATGCGTAAAAATGTGTATTACTTTAGTGGGGCTAAAACTTATCAGCAGACAAGGGAGATTAGCGGTAAACTAAAAGAGTTGTTTAGCGGTAAAGGTGAGATAAAAAACGTATCTGACTTTAAACGTGAGGCTAAAAAGATTCTAGTTAATTATAACGAGAACTATTTAACAACTGAATACAATTTCACTAATGTACAGGGTTTACAGGCTAATAGATGGCACGAAATAGAGGCTGAAAAGGAATTATACCCTAATTTAACTTATAGTACCGTTGGCGATGGGAGGGTTAGACCCGAACACGCAGCGTTGGATGGTACAACTCGACCTATCAATGACAGTTTTTGGAGAAAATACTATCCACCTAATGGGTGGAACTGTCGCTGCACCGTAATGCAGGGTAGTTCTGAGTTAAGATTAACGCCTAAAAAAGATATTAAAGTAGAAAACGTTCCACCGTTATTCAGAATGAATGCCGGGTTAGATAGGATAGTTTTTAGTAAAAAGCACCCATATTTTAAGGTAGCGGATAAGGATAAAAGTTTAGCAAAAGTGAATTGGAATCTACCAACGCCATGAGATTTAACGAAGCTGGGAAAATAAGAAAGTTACAACAACAAATGCAAAAAGCTGTTGAGGCTTCGCTTGTTGACATGATGGTTATAGCTCAAAATCACTTTACCGAGAACTTTAGAAAACAAGGTTTTGACGATAGGGCTGTTGAAAAGTGGCAACCACGCAAACTAACTAGTTATAAAACCAGATCGGGTAGAAGGGTTGACGATACAACAAGAGCCATATTAATAGGAAAAGGAACAGGTAATTTAAGGCGTTCAATTCGTAAAATGAGAACTGGCAAATATACGGGTTTGATATTTATAACAGGCAACGCTAACAAGTACGCTAAAGTTCACAATGACGGTTTAAGGGCTGGTCGTGGTAGGGGGTTTAAAATGCCTCAACGTAAGTTCATGGGTGATTCTTATAATATGTTTCAGAAAATTGACCGTAAGGTTAGACAAAGATTAGGACAAGTGATTAAATGAGTCAGAAAGTAGTTTATACATCAATACACACCGCCTTAAAAGAGGTAACCCAACTAAAACACGTTGGTATGTGGAATAACGACTTCGCCCGTGAAAGTGAGCGAGATGTATATCAATTACCAGCATCGTTCATAGAGTTAAAGCCACAAAACTTTAGGGATATGGCTCAGACCGGATGCCAAGATTATGATATGATTGTTACTATTCATTTAGGTTTTGAGAACTATTTTAATCCAGAGGACATTTACGATATTAAGCAAATAGTACACAAAAAATTACAGCATTTACGTTGTTTAGATAATACTGATGAGTTGGAATATCCTATTAGTAAAATGATTAGGGTAGATGAAAGACAAAACTACGACTTTGACAATGTAATAGAATTTGAGATTGATTATCTGGTTAAGATGCGAGATTTAAGCACCGATAAACGTATAACTCACGATGTGAGTACTTATACAGCAACATTAACACCTACAATAGTAACAGAAATAGTTTAAAATGGCACGTAGCACAGACGATATAATAATACAAATGGACACTCAACAAGCTGCTGAAAGTGGTTTGAGTTCATTAAATAACCCATCCCAAACAAGCATTTATCAGCTATTTAAAGGCGTGGTTGCTCAAATAATCAATTATTTTGAGCAGTTAGTTGATGCAAAAAAAGACGAAACAGACGCTATTGTTGTTTTGGCAGCTCCAAATACAGAGGCGTGGTTACAAGATAAGATTCTTAAATTTCAATACTCATCTACTAATCCACAGATATTAAGTTTAGTTAACTTTGTACCTTCTTATTCGTCTGTTGATACATCATTACAGATTATTTCAAGATGCGCTGTAAAAACCGACTTAAATAAAACTGTAAAATGTAAAGTAGCGACAGGCGATACACCAACAACACTAACAGCTTTGCAGTATTCAGCTTTATACGGCTATATTGATTCTATTTTAAATTGTGGTGTTAGTTTTGACTTAATAAACATTCCAAGCGATAAACTATACGTTGAATGCGAGGTTTATTATGACGGGCAGTATATAAGCACTATTCAAGACGATGTAGAAAGTGCGTTAAACACATATTTAGAAAATTTACCATTTGACGGGGCGGTTTACGTAAGCGATATAGAAGATGCAATACAGTCGGTTGTAGGGGTACAAGACGTAAAGTTAATAGCTATTAAAGCCCGACAGGATTCGGTTGTTTTTGCCTCCGCTTCTACTATTTACGGACTTGCATCTTCTACAAATCTACGTAAATGGGACACGGTGTCTGGTTATATTGTAGAAGAAACAACTGGAGGCGAAACATTCGCTGATAAAATCACATATATCGTTAATTAATGTATTCGTTTAACACAACATATTTATCTGAGAAATTAGTACCTCCAGCGTTGCGTCAAGTAAGAATATTAGCTTATTTACGTGTGCTATTGGTGTCTATTCAAGGTAAATGGGATGATTTTGTAGAATATATTAACGGCTCAAATTATGCTGTGTTTGACATTTCAAATCCTTACGTTGTAGGCGATAGGGTTAGATACGGATATGCTATTTACGAGTGTATTCAAAATTCTACTTTAATAATTCCTTTAGACACCAATTATTGGTTATTGATTAATAAAGATTTTGTAGGAGTTGATGCTCGTAGAAAGTTTAACTCACAAAAAATGGTATTAGAATACGTTTTAAATCTTTACCTTAACACAACAGCAACAACGATACCATTAATATACACAACTAGAAACGCTGTTGATAGTAATGGTTTTTATTTAGGTATTGACGGTGATTCTGCGTTTGGTGAATTAGGTAAAGAAACCAATCAAAACGATTATTTAGGCACATCTTATACATTAGGACAATACGCAATGACTATTTATGTGCCTTTAGCACTTTATAACAGTCTAGCAACAACAGCATCAGACAGAGAACAAAGGGTTCGAAACATAGCGGATAAATACGTAGTAGCCGGAATAAATTACGACGTTCAAACTTTTTAAGACATGAAAACAATAGATACATCAAACGTAACAAGCTCATCGAGACAACCTTTATTAGGTCGTTCAATAACCCATTTAAATGAAGGGATGGTAGAAACTTTTAATAGCATATTAAAGCGAATTATAACTAATTACACCACTAATGACGTGGTTATAATTGACGGCTTGGTAGATAGTGGAACTGTCGGAGTGAATTATAACATTTCGGCTGGTTCTGTTTATTATAACGGAGAACTTTATCAGGTTGCAGCTGGTTCGGGTGTATTCGCTGGAACTGTGGCTGTATTAACCGTAACAACAACTTATCAAACAGGTGACCCAGTTACAATGACTGACGGAACGCTTAAAAACGTACATAAGATAAATACAATGGTTATTAGTAATGCTGCTAGTGGTAGTGGCACTAAAGATTATTCTTCTTGTAAGAAATTAATAGCTAATCCCGTATTTGCTAAGTTGACTACGGTTGGTTCTGGGGCAGCATCTACTTCATTCACATTAACAGGATGGGACGCTGCGCCAATAGATGATGATGGTATTTTTACTATTGCTAACGGTAGATTAACTCCTAAATTAGGTCGCTACAAAGTAAGTTTATGCGTTACGGCTACCCCTTCAACATCACCAACAGGATCTTATGAGTTAAACATCTATAAGAACGGTGTTTTATTTGACTTGGTGTGTGGTGATTCGTTCTTAGGTACAAACGCACAAAGGGTCGCTCAGTTCAATAACTATGTAATAACTCAAACATCTGCAACTGATTATTACACATTTGTTTTAACTACCGTATCAGGTACTTATACTTATTCAAGTGTTCAATTAACAGTTGAGCCGCTTGGTAACGTATTACATAAGCCTTATTAATTAAGCGAGTAAGAAAAAGTGTAATATTGGGGATAAATAGTGATGGTTTCAAAGCCTTTATCTTTAGTTATTATATACCATTTAATCATAACTTAATACGGGCTTTTAAATAGTCTTTAATCTTGTTTGGTTCGATTTTATCAAAGTTGTGAATCGAGCTTTGTATGAAATAGTAGGTTTCAAAAATATGTTTAGACATTTGTACTTCGTTCATTCCTTTATCTAAACAGTCTTTAATGAAACTGTTTTTCATTGTACCCTTTATATAAGATGTAACTCGTATTTTATAAGCAGCCCCCTTTTTTATTAACCTTTCAGTATTTAAATCCACTTTCTCGCTAGATTCTTTTAATCTAGAAACGAATGCTGGTGAAACTCCATAAACCGCTGCGATTTCTTTTTGCATTAAGTTTTTTTTGCATAAATCTTTCATTATGCTATTAACGGTTTCGGTAGGGATTTTTGCCATCAATGTAAATTGTTACTAAAACATAAACATACAAATATAACAATATAATTTTGTATTGTGGTAAATAATTTCAAATTTATTGATAATGTTTCAAACGGAGTAGCAACCCTACAACTATTTGAACAAATCGGTGATACGGTTGACGATAAAGGGAATATTACCTACGGAATATCCGGTAGTTCTTTTGCTAATGCGGTACAATGGCTAGACGAAAACCAAGACGTTAACGTGATTAATATACGTATTAATTCGGTTGGCGGTTCGGTATTAGACGGCTATTCAATGGTTAGTGCTATCCTAAACTGCTCTAAAACGGTTAACACTTATATAGACGGGTTAGCGGCTAGTACGGCTGGTTGGGTGGCTGTTTGTGGCAAAAAGGTGTACATGGCAGACTATGGCACTTTTATGATGCACAATCCTAGTGGCGGCACTGATAAAAAAGTAACCGACTTAGTAAAAGATACCATTGTTACTATTCTAACAAATAGAACGGGATTATCAGCAGAAGAATGCTCTAAACTAATGGATAAAGAAACTTGGATGTCTGCTAATGAGTGTAAGGAAAAGAATATTGTTGATGAGGTTGTTAGTTCTGGTAAGAAGTTTAAAATGAACACAAATAGCCTAAATGAAATGGCTATAATTTATAATAAAGTAATAAACAAACCAAAAATGGAAAACATCAAAAATAAGCTGAGTTTAGGGGCGGAAGCTACCGAACTAGAGATTGTAAACGCAATCGAGGTGTTTCAAAACAAGGTAACTGAATTAGAGGCTGATAAAAAGGCACTTTCTGATAAGGTAGCTGAATTTGAAGCAAAGGAAAAAGAAGAAAAAGAAAAAGAACAGGCAGCTTTTGTTGCTGAGGTAACTGAAACTGTTGAAACAGCGGTTAAAGAAGATAAGATTAAGGCAGAAGAAAAAGAAGCTGTATTAGCAAACGCATTAAGCTCTAAAGAAGCATTCACATTCGTTAAGAACATGTTAGCTAAGATTTCTAACGTAGTTGCTGCTCCTGTAATTTTCGACCTTAAAAACGTAAAGTCCGGCAGCGGAATTGAAAACCGTGAAACATGGACTTGCCGTGATTGGGAAAAGAAAGACCCAAGCGGATTATTAAAACTTAAAAACGAAGCTCCAGCGGTTTACACTATGTTGTATAAAGCTGAATATGGTGTTGAACCAGTAAATTAAAAACAAACAAACCAAAAATAAAATGAAAAAAACAATCGCAATCTTCGCAATAGTAGCATCTTTAATTGGTGCGTTTGCGTTCACTTACCAAACTACGCCACAATGGCCTAATGGTATCAGTACACCGTTGACAATTTCAACAGGTACAACCGCTCTATCTATCAGTAACCGTATGAACCACGTTGCAAGTGTACCAACACTTACAGCCGCTTCAACAATCAGCGTAACTGCTGCAACTGGTTTAAAAGCTGGTGCAATTATGAGCATCACAGTAAAGACAGCAACTACAAGTGCTATTTCTTTTGCTGGTGCTGGTATAGCTGCTCCAACTTTCACAGGAGTAACTAACAAAACATTCTCACAAGGGTTCGTTTACAACGGAAGCAAATTCTACCCTGTTGGAACAGTAGTACAAGTAGATTAATAACTAAAAACAAAAAACAAATAAAAAATGGCATTACAACAAGAAGTTTGGGCTAAAGATATCCAAGATAACTTTTACCAAAATAACGAATTCTTACAAAAGTCAACTGACCACTCAATGTGGGTTAACTTTAAAACAGTTCACATCCCACAGGCTGGTGCAGCGTCTAGTGTAGAACAAAACCGCTCTATTTTACCGGCATCTATCAGCTCTCGTACTGATACTGAATTGACTTACAACTTAAATGAGTATTCAATCGACCCAATTTTGTTAACTAACCTTGAAGAAATTCAAATTAGCTACAACAAACGTGCGTCTGTATTGTTTAACATCATGGAAGCATTAAAATACACAGTAGCAACTCAAACTTTATATAGCTGGGCTCCTAGTGGTTCATCCCGTATCGTTGCAACAAGCGGCTCTACTTCTACTTTAAACTTACCTCACTCAACTGCAACTGGTTCTCGTAAAATGATTACTATTGCTGATTTGACTAAAGCAAAAAACATCTTAGATGCTGACAACGTACCTCAAACTGGTCGTGTGTTATTAATCCCGTCTTATATGTACAACATTGACTTGTTAAACATTTCTAACGTGGCTCAAGCATACGCATTCGGTCAACCAGTATTACCTAACGGTGTTGTTGGTCGTTTAATGGGCTTTGATATTTATATCCGCCCTGAAGTATTAGTTTACGACAACACAGGTACTCCAGTAATTAAAGCTGTTAACGGTGATGGTTCATTAACAAGTGCCGCTGCAACCGACCAAGGTGCTGCTATCGCTTATCACCCTTCATTTGTAGGTACTGCAATGGGAGCTATTAAGATGTTCTATCGTGAAAATGACCCTACATATTACGGTAACGTATTATCTGGTTTAATTATGCACGGTGCATCTAAACTACGTACTGACCAAAAGGGTATCGTAGCAATCGTTCAAGGAACCTAATAATAACTAACTAAAGAAACCCTCTCTAAAACCAGAGGGGGTTTTTTTATAAACTTATAAAAATGGAAAGAATTATAGACGGTAAAAAGCCGTTAACCAAAGAAGAAAAAGCCCTAAAAATATCACTAGGTTGGTGGAATCGTGAACACGACACCGTTTTAGTTGCATTAGAATCTCACACGGTATTCACTACCGATAATGAAAGCATCAGAGATTGGGCATCTAAACAAAAACAAACTTTAGTGTTAGTAAAAAAGGGTGGCAAATTATTAATCGGTAAAAATTCAGAAGTGCCAACCGTTGAGGAAGCACCCAAAGAAGATAAACCTAAAAAGAAAAAATAAATGGCAACTAATTTAGTATTCAATAAAGGTCAAGGCGGTTTAGGTCGCCCATTGGCTACAACTGACCACATTGCTGGTTTGTGCTTTTATACAGGTGCAACACTACCGACTGGTTTCGCATCAAACGACAGGATAAAAACTGTTTACTCTGTTGAAGAAGCAGAAGATTTAGGGATTACAGATGCTAGTTTAGGAGCAACATCATCTACCGCAACATTCACAGTATCTAATAAAGGTGCTGTTGGAGATACGCATTTAATCACGGTAACAAGCGCATCCGGTTCTACAATAACTTTATGCTCATACGCTCAGGTAACTGCTGATGTAGTTAGTACAACAACTGCTGCCGATAGAATTAGCGCAGAAATCAACTTACTCACTTATTCTCACGGTTGGACTTGTACTAATGTAGCAGCTGTATGTACTTTGGTAGCTCCAAAAAGCGAAGGCGTATATCTTAACTCTGGCACTCCATACGTATCTACCATAGTTGGCACTTTAGCAGGAACATGGGTTCAAAATGTAATTACTGGAGTTGCTTCTGATATTGATATTTTACATTATCATATTAGTGAGTATTTTAGAATGCAGCCTAAAGGTAAACTTTATGTTGGATGCTACGCTACGGCTGACGTTGGTACATTCTCAAATGTAACCGATATGCAGAATTATGCACAAGGTGAAATAAAGCAAATTGGCGTTTACTATAAATCAACATCTTTTGCGACAGGACATTGCACAACTTTACAAGCTATTTACGCAGCATTATACACTAACAATAAACCGTTAGAGATAATTTTAAATGCAGAAATACAAGGTACTGCAAACGTATCTAGTTTAACTACATTAAGGGGGTTAACAGCCCGTAACGTATCTGTATGTATCGGTCAAGACGGGGCTGCTAAGGGTTTAAAGCTTTTCAACGCCACAGCTAAGTCAATCGGTATGGTAGGCACGTTATTAGGGGCTGTTTCTTATTCTAAAGTACACGAATCAATTTCATGGAGAGGTAAATTTAACATCGACTCAGGAAGCGAATTTAATACTTTAGCTTTTGCAAACGGTCAAAAATATAACGCAATTTCTGATGGTCTTTTAACAACATTAGACACTTACGGTTATATTTATGCTGAAAAAGAACAAGATGTTGACGGGTCATTCTTTAACGATTCATGGACAGCCGTATCTCAATCAGATGATTATTGCTACATCGAAGCAAACAGAGTAATCAATAAATCGGTTCGCAAAATGCGTACTTATTTAATCCCAGCTTTGGGCGGTTCTGTTTACTTAAATTCAGACGGTACTTTACGAGAAGATTCACTAGCTTACTACGAGCAACTTTGCCAACGTGGCTTAGACGAAATGAAGTCAGACGGTGAGCTATCAGATGCTAAAGCAAGTATCGACCCTACTCAGGACATATTAAGCACTTCTAATTTAGAAATCACAGTACAAGAGTTGCCGGTAGGTGTTAGTCGCACTATTACTGTAAACTTAGGGTACGTAACTAAAATAACTAATTAATCATGGCATATCCAATATTACCATTAATTAACGGCAAAGCCTACGAGTGGGCTGATATTGCCCTAAACATCTTAGGAACTCAGTTCTTTGGTGTTACAGCTATCGAATATGGCGAAACTCAGGATATGAAGAATATTATGGGTGCTGGTCGTTACGCTAATTCTCGTACATACGGGCAAATCGAAGCTACTGCTTCTATTACCTTGTTAATGTCAGAGCTTGAGGCATTGCAATCAGTATCGCCTAATGGACGTATTCAAGACATCCCAGAGTTTGATATTCCTGTTGCTTACTTAGATGACCGTTTAACTACCGTTAGACACGTATTAAAAAACGTACGTTTCACTAACAATATGCGTTCATCAGAGCCGGGCAACAACGCTATCGAAACTAAAATTGATTTGATTATTTCTCACGTTCAATTTGCTTAATTTTTATGTTACAATTTACGATTGACAATATCGTTAGGCGTAAATTTGTAGCATGAAAAGCAACGAAGAATTAAGCACAGAAAAAGAAGCCCTAAAGGAAAAGCACGGCAAAGTGTTTGAGTGTAGGGTAGCTACAAACGACGAAGAAACCGAGTTTTGTACAATCTTTTTAAAGCCTTTAACAGAGATCACGTATAAGGCCACAATGAAAGTAATTGAACAAGACGAATTAGCAGCTACAAAGATTTTGATTAACGACCTATATGTAGGTGGTGACACAAAAGAAACAATAACAGGGGATTTTGATAATCTCTTAGCCGCTTCAAAGGTTTTAGGTCAGATGTACAGAACGAGAAAAGCTAGTGTTGAGAAGTTGGTAAAAAAAAAGTAAAGCACTATAAAAAACTTTTAGAAACGGATGAGGTTGCGAAGAATAACGCCCTTATCCGTTTTTATTTTAAACTAGACCCTGAGAAAATGACTTTAGATGAATGGGCTAGGTCGGTTGAAGAAATATCATTTGTACTAAAATATACGGGTCAGTTAGTAGATAAAAAATGAGCGATAAGGATTTAAAATATAAAATATCCGGTGACAATTCAGCCTTTACCAAATCAATGGGCGAGGCCATCAACCAGACCGGACAAATGGACGCTAAGATGTCTAGTATGTCTAAGGGGGGAATGATGGGGGCTATTGTTGGGGGCAATCTATTAACTAATGCAATCAGCACAGCGGCTTCGGCTGTTGTTGACTTCGGCAAGGATTCTTTAAGAGCTTTTGGTCAACAAGAACAATTTTTAACTTCTTTAAAAACGATGTTTCACGGCAATGCTGTTGAGGCGGAGGTATTGAATGACAAGTTAAAACAGTTCGCTGCAACAACTCCATTCGAGTTAACAGAAATACAAGACGCTACTAAGATGATGATTGCCTACGGTAGTACATCAACAGGCGTTACAGATGAGTTAAGAATGTTAGGTGATGTTAGTAGCGGTGTTGGCTCGTCATTATCAGAAATCGGTTACTTGTACGGCACGTTAAGGACACAGGGTCAAGCTACATGGATGGATATTCGCCAGTTCGCTGGGCGAGGCGTTCCTATTATACAAGCATTAGCAAAACAGTTTAAAGTTACAGACGATCAAGTTAAGAAATTAGTTGAAGATGGCAAGGTAGGGTTTAAAGATGTTGAAGGTGCGTTTAAGGATATGACCAAATCAGGGGGTCAGTTCTTTGGCATGATGGAAAATCAATCTAAAACATTGGACGGACAAATATCTAATATGTCGGATGCATTCGAGCAACTTAAAGTAAACGTGGGTAGTTCTTTTGCTGACATGGC